AAGGCATGATCGTTGCCATCCGTTCGGCGGCAGCCGCCAAGGATGCACAGAAGGCCGCTGATGATGCAGCCGCCAAGGCGTCAAAAAAGAATGCCAGCGAATCAGAGTCGGCAGCCAAGCAGCAGCTCAAGGCTTTTGAGTCGACCGAGGAAAGCTACAAGCGCCAGATCGATCTGATCAACACCACCGGTGACAAGCAGAAGGACGCTACTGAAGTCGCGAAGCTTTCGTTCGAGCTTCAGGAGGGCAAGCTTGGAAAACTGAGCGAGGCGCAGAAAAAACATCTACTGGGCATGGCTGCCGAGCTCGATGCGCTGAACAAAATCAAGAAGGCGAATGAAGACGATCTAAAGCTGACTGCCTTCAAGAACGCCCAGGCCACCGGTACTCAAACGACTCAAGATGGTTTTGACCAGGAGTTGGCCGGGATCGGCATGGGCGATAAGGCGCGCGATCGCATGCGCGCTGACTTGGCCTTGCGCCAGAAGTATGCCACCGACCTGGCCAGCCTTAACGAGCAACTCAACACCGCTCAGATTTCGCCGGAGTTGTATGCCAGCGAAACGAAGGTTCTGCAGGACGAGCTGGGGAAACGCCTGCTCGCTCAACAGAACTATTACAGCCAGGTGGATGCCGCCCAGTCTAACTGGGCAAACGGTGCGTCGGATGCACTGCAGGACTACGTTGACCAAGCCGCCGATGTAGCTGGGCAAACCAAGCAACTGTTCACTAGCGCCTTCAATGGGTTGGAGGATGGCATCGTCAACTTCGTGAAGACGGGCAAGCTCTCGTTCAAGGACCTGGCCAACTCGATTATCGAGGACTTGATTCGGATTCAAGTGCGCCAGGCTGCTGCTGGTTTCCTCAGTAGCGCTTTCGGTTTTGTATCCGGAGGCAACCAGGCGCTTGGACAAGGGACTATGACCGGCTTCAGCGAAGGCGCGATGGTTCCGAATGCCAAAGGTGGCGTTTACAGTTCCGCCAGCTTGTCGTCCTACTCTGGTGGGGTCTACAACACCCCACAGACTTTTGCGTTTGCCAAAGGGGCCGGCATCTTTGCCGAGGCAGGCCCTGAGGCAATCATGCCGCTGACCCGAGCGGCCGATGGTTCTTTAGGTGTCCGCGCCATTGGCGGGCCAGGAGCGTCTGCCGCTGAAGCCGCGTCTTCCGTGACGTTCGGCGGAATCACACAGCACATTAGCGTGCAGGGCAATGCCGACGAAAACACGCTCGCACGCATCCAGGACGCCGCACGTCGTGGTGCTGAAGGTGGCTACCAAATGATGCTGAAGGACCTCAAACAAAACGGTCCAGCCCGTCAGCTAATCAATCGCCGGTAATCGGCTGTAGGAGTTCTTCATGGCTATCGCTTGGCCGGCTGCACTGTGGCCGTCGCAAATGACGTGGGGGATGGTCTACAACAACCGGGCCTTTACGTCGACGTTGTCCAATGCCCAGCAGATCTTGGGCTACCCGGGGGCTTACTGGTCTTGCACGCTCAGTTTTGACGACCTGTTTGACGAAGACGAACGCGAGCTAACAGCGCTGCTCGGCAGGCTGCTGGGCATGTATGGAACGGTGAACATCCCAGCCTTCACTCGCACCCGGTCTGACGACATTGGTTTGCCGGTGGTTATCACGGCGAACGCCCAGGCCACCAACATGACGCTGGGCGGGGTCACACCAAACAAGAAAGTATTCTCGTTCGGCGACTACATCACCATCGCTGGCGAGATGTTTGAGGTGGTCAATGACGCCACTTCGAACGCCCAGGGCCAGGTTCAGGTTTTCCTCAACAAACGGATTCGTCGCACGATCGTTGCGGGGGTCGCCGTTGAGTATCGTAACCCCTATTCCGAAATGCGCCGAACCGATGACACCAACCAGCTGACTGTTCAGCCAGTAGTGGCCAACGGCAGCTTTCAGTTCCGAGAGGCCTTCTGATGCCGTCAGCATTTCCCTTCAGTCAGAGCGTGGTAAACATCATCGCCACTGGCAAGTTCATGCCGGTGTATGCCGTGCAACTCGATTTTGTTGACGGCATGGTCTTCGCGCACACCGGTACCGGTCAGTTGGTGATTGATGGCATCACCTATGATGGCGTAGGCAATTTTGGAGAGGTGAGCCAGTCGCAGGAAAGCGACAACTCTGGCTCACCCATGTCAGTTGATCTGACGCTGAGTGGCTTGGATGCCTACATCCTTTCGGAGACCAATGTGCGGGGTTGTCGCGGCAGGCTGGCCAAGGTGATGTTTGTCGTGTTCGACGAAAACGGTAACTACGCGGCGGACATCCTGTTTTCCGGCCGAATGGATGCCGCCAAGTTCAGTTTCGCCGGCAACGGCGAGGACGGAAATTCTATCACCGTGCCGGTCATTGACCGCATGGCTGAGTGGAGCCGAACCGGTACCGAGCGATTCACCGATGAAAATCATCGCGCTCGCCATCAGGGTGACCGCTTCTTTTACGCCATCGCCCAAATGTCAGAGTGGCCCATCTATTGGGGCTCTACGAAGGACGCCCCAGTATTTGCCTATGAGTGACAGCCGATGCGCTACCAAGACTGGACCACACGTTTGCATGACGTGATCAAGGCCGCCCAAGGGCGGCCTTTTTCATGGGGCGAGTTTGATTGCTGCCTGTTCGCTGCTGATTGCACCGCTGCGGTTTGTGGCGTCGATCCGGCCGATCAGTACCGCGGGAAATACAAGAGCGAAGCCGGAGCCAAGCGACAAATCAAGAGACAGCACGGCAGCCTGGAAGCAGCATGGGATGCCTGCTTCTCACGGGTGGCATTGCCCTTTATTCAGCGCGGCGACGTGGTGCTTTACGACGCCCCGCGAGGCAGAAGCATGGCGGTGTTCTGGGCCGGCGACTTCTGGTCAACGACCGACGACGGTGTTACTCGGGTCGAGTGTGAGCCGCTGGCGGCATGGAGAGTTGAATAATGAGCAGTGGTGTTAAAAAACTTGCCAAAGTGGCGGTCGGCGCTGTCATTGGGTTCGTACAGGGCGGACCTGTCGGTGCTGTCATTGGCGCGGGCCTGGCGTTCTACGCCGCCGAGCAACAGGAAAAACTCAATACCAAGTCACCGCTGCGCGACAACGAGCCTTCCGCCCAGACGGTTCGCTCCTCCAAGGCGCCAGCGCGCTTCATCCTCGGGCGCGTTGCCACTGGCGGCGTGCTGGTTTGGGCGCAAGAGCAATCCGGTGCCCAAACTGACGGCGAGTGGCTGCACCTGGTTTATGTGTTGAGCGAAGGACCGGTTGCCGCGTTGGAGAGTGTCTCTCTGGGCGAGGAGGACATCAGCACGTTCGGCGCGTTTGCCAGCTATGAATTGATCATCAATCCGACCCAGGTGAATGCATTTCTCAAAGCGAACTGCTCCGGTTGGAAGGACTCCCAGATCGGCCGTGGCCTTTCCTTTGTCCGAGTATCGTTGCGCTATAGCGCCGAGAGGTTTCCTTCCGGCATCCCGGATGTGCGGTTCGTCGTGCGGGGGCGCAACGATATCTATGACCCTCGCTCGGGAGCATACGGCTACTCCGCGAACACGGCGCTGCATTTGCTCTGGTACCTGCGCGCCCGTTGCGGCGTACCAGACGATGAGATTGTCTTTTCGACTTTCGCCAGCTCCGCCAACGTCTGCGATGAAGGTGTCACCAATGCAAATGGAACAGTCAGCCAACGCTACCGGACAGCCTGCGTTATCGGTGCCGACGAGCAGCGCACGGGTGTACTGCAGAAGCTTGAAGCGGCGTGTGCGGGCAAGTTGATTCGTGTGGGTGGGCGCTGGATGCTCCAAGCCGGCGCCTATTACGGACCGTATGACTTCGAAATCACCGAAGACATGGTGGTGGGCACGATCACTGGCAGTACTGAACCGAGCAACGATTCGGCTATCAATACTGTGCGCGGTACCTTCATCGACCCCTCGCAGTCATGGACGGAAACCGACTACCCGGAAGTGCGTGTGGACGAGTGGGTTGTCCAAGACGGAGGGGAGTCCGCTGAGACGCTGACTTACTCGTATGTGACCGATCCGTACCAGGCACAACGTCTTGCCAACATCGAGCTTCGCCGGCGGCGAGCTGGCGGGACTATAAACATCCCCATGAACCTGTCTGGTTACAACTGCCGACCAGGTCGGGTGATCAGGGTCAATCTGCCGTCACTAAATATCCTGGGTGAATTCATTGTCACCAACTGGTCGATGGGTAACAAAGACGGTTGCAGTGTTTCGGTGGCGCAATACGAGTCAGCCATCTTCAGTGACGCCGTTGGTCAGCCTTACAACCCTATTGGGTTTATCAATCTGCCTGCAGGTGGGCTTGGCTCGCCAACAAACCTCAAGTGGACGCAGGACGCATCGGCCGAGGTGGTGCAAGGTGTGCTGTCTTGGACGCCTCCTTCTGGAATTGTGTCGTCCTATGTCGTGATCATTCGCCAGGGCACTGCGGCGGTTCAGTCGCACTCGGTGCCGGCAACATCGACCCGATGTGCTATCAACGGCTTGCCATCGGGCAATTACACGATGAGCGTGGCAGCAGTGGGACCCATGGCGCGCTCAGGCGAGGCGACCCTCACGGTCAGCATCAAGGGGCCGCCAATCCCTGAGTCGTGTGTGGTGAAGTCCTCGATCAACAGCATCGTGTTGATTCCGCAGAACCCCACCACCGGGCTTAATGGCGGTACCTATGAGTATTTTTTCAGCACTTCACCGACAGCCACTGCTGCTAGCGCTGAGTACTTGGGGCAGGGGCTATCCTTCACGCACACCGGATTGGCGTTCTACACGAACTATTACTATTTCGTGCGATCGGCGAATGCTTACGGCAAGAGCTCATTTTTGTACGTGCCTGCTTCAACCTCCAATGACGTATCTGCCTATCTGGCAGCATTGGCGGGCAAGATTACCGAGTCCGAACTTGGCCAGCATCTGTTGGGGGAAATCGACAAGATCTCCGGCGACGGACTGGAGTCTGTAAATGGCCGAATTGAAGCGGCCAAGGATGCGCTTGACGGCCGGATCGACCAAATCATAGACGCACTGGAATACGTTCCTGCGAAAAGCTATCTGAAGAACGACAACGTGCGCAAAGGGCAGCGCCTGTACATCGCCATTCAGGCCGTGCCCGCTAACGCAGGCGGGGCCAATGCGCCGCCTAATCCGACCTACTGGCTCGACATCGGCGGCATCGTGTCGACGGCCAACGCCCAGGCTGTGAAGATCGACCAAAACACAACCGACATCACCACGGTAGACGGCAAGGTCACGGCTACGTCGACTTCCCTGCAATCACTGCAGGCGTTGTACCGGGATGAGGATGGGGAAGGGGACTTGGCCGGGGCCCTGAATGAGTGGGATAGCGCCGCGAGGTTTGCGGTGGAAGTGCGAACCAGCGCTACGGAAAGAGAAGCAACGGCCATCCGCCTGACCACACTCGATGCGCAGGTTGCGGGCAACCAAGCCGGAATCCGCACCTTGGAGACGGTGTTGGCCACCGACCGCGCTGCATCAGTGAGCCGCCTGGATTTGTTGAGCGCATCGGTCGGCGGCAATACCGCGGACATCGGTGCTGAATCTGAGGCCCGCGTTGGAGCTGATGATGCTTTGGGGAGACGGATCAATACGATTGATTTAGTGGTCGACGACAACAAGGCGAAGATCAAGGAGGTGCAGGACGCTCAGGTGGATACCGATGCGGCGGTGGCTTCGATGCGGACAACCGTCGAGGCCGTTTACACGGCCGGGCGGGATGATGACGATGAGGGCGCTCTGGCTGGCGCGTTGCAGGCGTGGGGATCAACGGCGAAGTTTGCTGAAGAAACCCGCGTCAGGGCTGACGGTGATACAGCTCAGGCGCGGCGCTCGGAACAGCTGGAAGTGTCTATCGGCAGCACGAACGCAGCCGTGCAGACAGTCAGTGAGGCGGTGGTATCGCTTGACGGCAAGGCCCGCACGATGTGGTCGGTAAAAATGCAGCTGAACAGCCAGGGGCAGTACGTTGCGGCGGGCATCGGCCTGGGCATTGAGAACGGCCCTGCTGGATTGCAAAGCAAGTTCCTGGTGAGCGCTGATCTTTTTGCCGTGGTTAACGGCATCGACGGCACATTGTCTTCTCCGTTTGCGGTCACTGGCGGGCAGGTGTTCATGAATTCGGCCTTTATCCAGAACGGCAGCATCACCATGCTGAAAATCGGCCAGTACCTGCAATCCGATAACTTCATTGCCGGCGTGCAAGGC